CGGGAGTCAACAGGCTTTGAGAGCCATTCTCTGACGCGTGCCGCGCCGGCACAGGTGTTACCCTGCTCTCTCGGTCATAACGACCTTAATTGCTCACTTGGTTTTCCAAGTGAAGTTATGGCGCTGGTCATAAGCCCAGCAACCCCTAGCCCCAGGCGAAAAACTGGGGCTGACTTTTCAGGCGAAATTCCTGAATTTGTCCCAACGAGTGATCCTTGGGACCTTAACCAGCATGTGCTGGCTACAAGCACTTTTCCGAGTGCTTTACTTGTACGAAATCGTACAAGAAATAGAGAAGGTCGAGGGACCTGCTCTTGTAGTCCTGATGAGAAACATCGGGATTTCTTTGGCTTTTGTCGCCAAATTATCTCACCCCATCAAAGGGATGATAAACCGATTCCAGAGGTAAAAGTCTGCTGGAATGCTGAAAACCTGTTCGAGTGTAAACTCCCCAGGCATATAACCGGTCGTAAAGACCGGGTTAAATTCTCTGACTTAACCACAGTCAGGGAGGCTCAGAGTGTCCTTTTTAATGGCACTCATTGGTATCCTCGATTAATCAAGGGTAAAGAAGGGGGTGCGAAGCACTCCCGAAATGGACTCGCATTATTGCGACTCTTAGGGGGCCTGAGTACGTACTCAGGTCCAGAACACATAGGAAAACTATGTGAGAGACGCCTCTCTAAAGGAGGCGTAAATAAGCTAAGATCAATCTTGGCTGTGATTGACGGGTTGCTAATGCAACTCGTTATTTGCTTTCCTAACCGGAAAGCTTACCTAAACTGGGACAGTTTAGATCAAATTACACATTGTATGATGTGTAATCTTTTACCGGATTACTTCGGAGCCGAAGTAACCAAAGAGACCTACTTTGAGAAGGTCAAAAGATTGCGTAAAGCAATCAAGAAAGTGGGGTTTAACCCACTAGGCGATTTATCCGCCATAGACATCCCGCAAGAGATGTCATTCTTTGAAAGAGCACTCTCTTTCATTAATCAACAGAAGAGACCTGTTGACTTATACTCAGTGGCGACACTGAGTCAAACAAGGGCATCGGGGGTTCCCCCCCGATCCGTGTATCTTAAGACAATGCTTAAGATAAAAACGGTTCTTCAGGAACCGGAAGATCCTCAAGTTTATGAGGATGTGCGGGCGTTTATCCGCCCGAGTATTGTGAGTATTCACAATAAAGTCCTAGATCGTCTAGGATCAATGTCCCAAATTGAGAAATTTTGGACTAATTGCCTTGAAAAGGCAAAGATATCACTAAGTGATAGTGGTGAGTTCTTCACGAACTCAGAATCTGGCGGGAAGTTAGAAGCCTGCCGTAAAATTCTTTCTCAAATGAAAGAAGTACCTATCCGGAATTTACACACCGGAGTTGTTGAGTCAATAGTTCCTATTGATTCTATACCTGTTGGAGAAGCAATTTTCCAATGGGCTTGTGAGCGTTTCTCCGATCGAAACGCTTGTTACGACAGAAATTTAATGTCTGTCAGAATTTCACTAGTTGCAGAACTAGGGAAGTACAGGGCCATTACTGTGTCCCATTTAGCACATGCTGTGCTTTTACATGTTTTATCACATGTTTTACTGGAATATCTTAAGGCTATTCCTTCATCCTGTAGCGGCGTCGCTGCAGGTAACCACGCTTGGAATTTCTTCAAGCGTCTTTCGCATAAGAATCCAAATGCGAATTTCATCTTTGGTGACAAAGATGTCTATCTGTTCTCAACTGATTGGGAACAAGCGACTGACTTTACAAATCAGTCTATAGCACAAAGTATTTTAACACATTTGTGCGATGTTCTGGGAATTCCCAGATGGTATGCAGAGACTTGCATCTTTGCTTTATGTGCTCCACGTCAAGTGGAACAATTGGATCCAGAGAATAAAACTCTGGAATGTTTCTTCACCACAAGAGGTGAATTGATGGGTGACCCTGTTACCAAGGTCATCTTACACTACCATCATCTGGTAGCGAGAGAAAGCACTTTAATGGTGCTTGAAGAGGCCCGTGGGCCTGGAGTTGGAAATCCAACTGAGGAGACTCACATCTCCTAATAATGGTTTGAAACCATTAACTCGTGCTGCGCAAGCGCAAGAACACGCCTCATAAAGAGGTAAGAATAGTCTGTAAGCGACTAGACACCCTCCGACAGGAGTGCTCCAC